ACCTGGGCGTCAAGCGGCATCCACTCGGTGACCAGCACGCTGGCCGTGTACGACGGGTTTGTCGCGCTCACGGCGGTGCCGACGGGCTTGACGACGACCGTGGCGGTTGAGCCGAGCAGCGGGTAGATGGTGGCCTCGACCGCCGCGGCAGAGAAGTCCTGGTTGAAGTCGATCGAGACGGACGAGTCTTTGAGGCCGCCGACGCGCGTGATGCCGGAGGCACCCATGGCGGTCGTCTCGACCTCGTTGACCGAGGTGCTGAGGGTGACCTTGGTGATGTGCGACGAGAGGTCGACGCCGCCCACGGTCACGTTGGCGTTGGTGATGACGATGGCCATCGTCTACTCCTTGAAGTCTGCGGCCTGGGCGGCCTTGGTGGTGGACTTGCTGATGGGCGCGAGGTGGCCCGCACCGATGAGGTGCTCCACGTCGCATCCGTCGAGGTCGTCGGTGGTGACGGTCTCGCCGGGCTGCTTGCCGGCCACGGGAAGTGGGCCGACGATCTTGTAGGTGGACACGGGTGCCTCCTGGTCAGGCTGTGACGTCGACGTTGAGCTCGACGGTCAGGTAGGTGAGCTCTCCGATGGACAGCGGCCGGATGGCGAGCGACTGCGCCACCTTGGTGGTCTGCGCCACGCCGCCGAGCGTCGGGTCGACCTCGAGGGCGGCCCGCACCGACTGGTCGCCGTCCCACGACAACCAGCCGTCGATGGTGAGCTGGCCAGTGCGGTCACCCATGCGTCCGGCGACCATCACGACGACGAACCGCCACTCCGACAGCCCGCCACCCATGGCCCGGTGGTACGTCACCTGGTCGAGCTGCACGACCGCCTGCGGCGGGTTGAGGTTCTCGGGGACGTGGTCGGCGACGCGCAGGCCGGGGATTTCGGCCAGTGCTGCGGCCAGACCGGCGTGCAGCTCCGAGGCGGTGCCCGCCATCAGGCCAGCCGCCGACGGACGTAGGGCGCGACAAGCTCCTCGATGTCGGAGTCGAACCGCATGACCGGCACGACGAAGTCGCCGGCGCCACCAGCGACGCCGAGCAGGCTGTCGGTGCGCTTGAACATGCGGCCTGCAAGCAGGATGGTCGCCTCGCGGATGGCGTGCGGGACCGACGGCCAGCCCCACTTGGCGGTGACCTGGACGGGTGCCGGGCGGGTATGGGTCGGGAACATGAGCCCGACGCCGGTGATGATGTGGATCGGGGCGCCCTTGACGATGTTGTTGAGCGGTCCCAGCTCGTAGTCGCTGGCGGTCCAGGTCGTGGCGTAGGTGCCCGATCCGTCCTCGTCGGTCTTCACGACGAGCCCGGTGGTGGTGCCGATGTCGTCGACGTCGCAGCGCCAGGCCGACGTCGCGTAGTAGGTGCGGGCAGTGGCGGTGCCGTCCAGGTAGAACCGGCGGTCGCAGACGCCGTCGATGCGGCGGCTGGCGCCCTCGACGGCCCGCTCGAGGGCGGCGTCGTCGATGTAGTCGGTGATGCGCAGCGCGGCCTTGAGCTCGGCCAGGGTGGCGTAGCCGTTGGTGATGCTCACGGTGTGCCTCCGTTGGCGAGCGTGGAGAGCTCGTCGATGATCGGGCGCCAGTGCTTGGCGTAGACGGCCCGGTGGTCGTAGTCGAGTGCGAACGCACGGGCGGCACTGCGGCGCGACCCTGCGTCGGCGTAGGCGTCCTCGAGGGCCTCGACAATGGCGGGAACGGACGGCGTGTGCAGCCAGGCGCCCTGGTACGGGTCCCACATGGGCTGCCCGCCGACGGTCCAGCCGTAGCCCTCGACGAGCTCGGGCTGCGCCGAGAACTCCGAGACGATCGATGGAGTGCCGCAGGCGGCAGCCTCGATGACGGGGACGCCGAACCCTTCGCCGGCCGAACAGAGCAGGTTGACGTCGAGCGACGCCATGAGGGCTGCGATGCTGCGGTGCTCAAGGCCGGCGTAGTACGAGTACTGGTCGACCCAGATGGTGCGGTCCTCGGGGACGCCGCACGCCATGGCGAGCCGGTCTAGGGCAATGCCGTTCATGGCGCCCTTCTGCTCGGTGTGCAGGTAGAGCCCGACGGCGCTGTGGCGCTGCATGAACTCCGACATGGCGAGGAAATTCTCGGGGAACGCTTTACGGTTGGGTAGCTGGCCCTTGTTGGCGGCAAACATGCCGACCAGGAAGGCGTCGCCGGGCACGTCGATGAGCTCACGGCCCGACAGTCCGTTGGCCATCTGGCCGGGCCGAAACAGCTCGGTGTCGACGCCGTGCGGTGCGTAGCGGCAGTCGAGGCCGGCGGCCTCGAGCATCTTCACGCCAAAGTCCGCCATGGCGATCGGCAGCACGTTCGGCCGCTCGCACCACTTGAGCACCTCGGGAGGCGTCGGCAGGTGGTCGACCGGGACCCACGAACCGATGACTGGGACCTCGTCGACCTTGGCCGACTTGTACGGCCAGCAGTCGAACAGGGTCAGGAGTGCGGCCGGGTACTTGTCGTTCTCGGTGAAGTGCTGCCAGTGGGCCTTGAGCACGTCAGCGGAATACGGGTGGTAGCCGGAAGGATAGACCGGCATCCCCTCCCACTCGGTCATGGTGCCCTGGACGCCATAGTTGGTGGACAGCCCGACGTCCACGCCGTCTGCCGCCATCGACCGGGCCAGGGCGGCCGCCTGGACGCCGTAGCCGGTGCCGGTGAACGGCGCGTTGGAGTGCAGCACTACGCGCTGCGGGTCTCCTTGTCGGACTGCGCCGGCCGCGCCTGCCCTTGCGCGATCAGCTGGCGTGCCAGCCGCTCCGGCAGACGCACGACCGTTCCGCGAACCTCGACCAGCACTGTGGCCCCGCTTTCCCATGATGCTCCTGCCTGTTGCCTGTGTGCCTGTGGTGTGCCATGGCCCCGACCGCACAGGCAGGCGGTCGGGGCCACGACGAGGTGACGTCAGACGTCAGGGTCAGCTTGCGCCGCCCTTGAAGTACTTGACGGCGTTGGAGTCGACGAGGGCGCCGTCACCACGCCAGGTGACACGGAAGGTCACGAGGCCGTTGGCGAAGCCGTAGTCGTCGGAGCGGTCCAGCTGGATGCCGCCGACCTGCCGGACGTAGTACTTCTTGTGGTCGCCGAAGACGATCGACTTGGCAGCCGTGCCGGACGCCAGGTCGGGGTTCTCGAGGATCGGGAAGCCGAGGAGCGTGTCGGGCTGGCCGACCTGCACCGAGGGCTGCCACAGGTAGTTGTTCGTGGTGTCCTTCAGCTTGCGGACGCCGGCCAGGGTGGTGGCGTTCATCTGGAAGGTCGCACCGGCCCGGCGGGCGGCGCTGGACACGCCGTAGACCAGGTCGATGAGGTTGTCCACGGTCGGCAGGCCCGAGACGCCGGTGCCGCCGGTGACCGCCGAGCCTGCGCCGTTGGTGATGCCGTTGGGCTGCACGGTGCCGGTGCCGGTCGTGAGGCCGGCGTTGACCGAGGTGCCGATGCCGACGGCCGCCTGGTCGGCGATGAAGCCGAGCAGGTCGACGCCGCTGTCCTGCAGCATCTCGGTGCTGACCTGGATGAGGGCCGAGTACTTGAAGGCCCCGAGGGTGACGAACGCCGAGAACGTCGGCTCCGACGCCGTGATGGCCGAGCCCTGCGCGGTGATCGAGCCCGCGGTGTAGGTGGCCGCACGGGGCACCTGCAGGTTCTCGCCGCTGGCGGTCGGGATCACGTTGACGACGGACGCGTCGAGCATCGGGCCCTGCACGACGAGCAGCTGAACCAGGCGGTCGTAGAAGCTGGTCGGGACCGGCGAGCCGGTGACGGAGCCGGTGATCGGGGCGCGACGCTCGAACGTGGCCGAACGGGCCTCGCCCATGGCGAGCGATCGGATGACGTCGGCGTCGTTGCGGGTGTTCGCTGCCTCGGCGCGGGCCTCGGTCACGAACGCCGGACGGGCGGACTCGACCTCGGACTTGGCGAGCTCGGCGGCGCGCACGGCGCGGTCGATCTCGGCCTTGGCGGCGTTGTACTCGGACTCGGCGGCGTCGTAGGACGACCGGTCCTCGGCGGACAGCTCGTCGGCGGCCTTGGCGCGCTCGGCGATCTGCTTCATGGCGTCGTGGGCCCGGAGCTTGCGCTCGTGCTGCCCGCTGATGAACTCGTCACTGAACATAGGTTCTCCTGGGGTAGGTGACGTGGATGGGTGGGCGAGCGCGACCCGCGAGCCGGTTGACCGGGTGCGGGGAGGAACTCAGCTCAGACGTCGTCGATGGCTGCGAACCGCAGCCGGACGTCGAGCGCACCGGCGATGTCCCGCGCCGGAGTCGGGTCGGCAGGCACCTTTGCGGCGTCCTGCTCGAGCTGTGCGGGCACCATCTCGCCGGCCGTTGCCGGGTTGGCGCCTCGTCGAACGATGCTGACCTCGTCGAGCTGGACCTCGTCGAGTATGCGGTGCGTCATGGACTCGTCCCAGCGGTCGGCCCTGACGTAGAAGCCGAACGACATTTCCCCGACGTCGCCACGGCGGACGGCCGACGCCACGGACTGCGCCCAGGGCGAGTTGGGGTCAAGGTCGGCCTCGACGGCCAGGCCGTGCGAGTCGGTCGACAGCCGGAGCGTGCCGCCGGCGGTCGACGCCAGCGCCAGACCCTCATGGCCGTGCAGCAGGTGGATCTGCCGCTCGTGGCTGAGGGTGCGGTTGAAAGCCGTCGGGGCAACCTCCTCGGTGAACAGCCCGGCGACGTCGTAGGGCGCGTTGAACACGCTCGCGTAGCCGCGGAACGTCAGCGCCGCAGCCGTCTCACGGACCTCGTCGAGCTCGACGGACGCAAACGCCCGGTGCTCACGCTCACGGTCGATGGCGCGGCGCCCGATCTCTGTGGCAGCCAGCTGCTCGCGCATCTGCTCCCCCTCGGTGCTGAGGGCGGCCGAGGCCGCCGGGTCGGTGCCCTCCGACATGGAACCGGGCAGGAGCGCCTCGGGGATGATCCAGAGCTTGCATACGCCCCCGGGGGCGATGTCGCCGTTGACGACATCACAGGCTTGTGCGCCCTCGTAGAACAGGCACGACGAGCAGACCATGCCGTCGAACGGCGACTCGGCGACGTAGTGCGCGCCGTCGGGGCCAGTGCCCTGGTCGAACTTGCCGAACAGCTCGGCGACGCCCTCGGTGGCGTCGTACATGGCCTGCTGGCGCGCCGTGACGGGGTAGATCGTCTCCGGCATCTTGCGCAGCTCGTCGCTCATCACATCTGCTCCTGGGCGGGTGCCGGCGGCGCCGGCTGCTCGAGCGGGCCGAGGTTCTCCCAGGCGCGCATCTCGTCGGTCGTCACGAACGTCCGCCCGGTAGCCGCTTCGATGCGGGCAGCGGCCTCGTAGGACGCGTAGCGGGTGGCGAGGTCGGCCCTGAGCAGGCCGTCTACGTTGAACTTCCAGATGTTCTTCGCAGGCACCAGCCGGGACAGCGCCCGCTCAACACGGACCATCCACGGCAGCAAGTTCTGCACGAAGGCCCGGTTCCGGCTCTCGACGTTCTGGTAGGTCATCGACGTGCCCTCGTTCGGGATGCCGAGCAGCGACGGGTCGATGCGGTAGAGCTGGCCGGCGATCTGAGCATCGGTGTAGCGGCGCGACTCGAGGAACTGGGCCTGCTCCTGCGTCATGGAGATGCCCTGCCACTTGGCGTCCCCCGTCAGGACGACCGGCAGGTGCGACCGGGCCGAACCGCCGTGCGAGCTGACCCACTGGTCACGGATCTCGCGCAGCTGCTCGATGGTCAGGTTGCCCGAGGTCTGAATGACGCCCGGCACGACCGCGCCTTGGGCGTAGAACCGGGCGGCGGTGTCCTGGGCCCCGAGGCCGAGGCCGATGACCTGACGGGCGGCCTCGATGGGCGACACGCCACGCAGCGAGCCGGGCAGGACCGTGCCACGCACCATGACGATCTCGTCGCGCACCGGCTGGCCGTCAAGGGTGAACACGACCCGGCCGGCGACCCGCTGCACGCTGACGCGCCCAGGGTCGAGGACGTAGACCTCTGCGACGGTGCCGCGCTGGTCGCGCACCGGCGCCAGGAAGGCGTTCCCGTCGCCGAGCAGCGACATGAGGACCGACGACACGAAGTCCACCCGGTCCATCTCGGGGTTCGGCTGCTCGACCCAGGTGGGCACGTTGGGCGCCGGTGCCATCCGGCCGTCGGGGCCCGGCCCGAGGATGTCGACCGGCATCGTGGCGATCGAGTCGGAGATCAGCGACTGGCAGCCCAGCACGACGAGCAGCGACAGCGCCGTCTCCCGGGTGACACGCTGTCCGCCGGTCGACGGGGTCGACACGAGGTCGTCGCCGCGGCCCCACGCCGTCAGAGCCGGGTCACGGACGATGCGGGACTCGAACAGGCGGCCGATCACTTGTCACCACCACGGACGATGCGCGGGTCGAGCGACAGGCCGACGAGCAGCAGGGCGGCGCCCGTGGCCAGCAGGCCGACGGGCAGGTTGACGGTCCACGCCGCGGCGACCAGGCAGGCGACGCCGAGCAGCTGCAGGATGTCGGCGGTGCGGGTGAGCATCAGAGCCTCACAGGTCGGAGAGCGACACGACCGCCGGTGCGGCCGTGTCGTGCGTTTCGAGCAGGGCGCCGAGCGCCAGGGTGGCCGCCATCAGCGGGCAGATGTCGACGGACTGGGCACGGCGGTTCCATGTCCACGACTCGCCCAGCGGGCGGCGGGTGGCGCCGTCTAGCGCCGCGGTCAGCGGCGCCTGGCCGATGTGGCGCAGGCCGCCCGACATCACCAGGTCGTAGAACTGGCCGGTGGCCTGGACGACCTGACGGGCCGAGACTTCACGGACGTCGATGCCGCGCTCACGGACCGTCACGACCAGTGAACCGGCCGGCGACCCTGGGTCGATGGTGACGGGCTGGCGGCCCCACCGTTCGGCGAGCTCGACGAGGCGGTCGCCGACCCAGCTCGTGCCAGGGCGGTGGTCGACAACCTCAACGTGAACGAAGCCGTCGTCGCGCAGGCCGGCCACGGCGATCGCCGCCATGCGCCGGTCGGGCGTGATGTCGACGGCGAACGACATGCGGCCGTCAAAGCGGCTGCGTTCTTCCTTGAGCGCTGCCCACACGTCGGGCTCGATGATGCGCTCGTCGGTGACGACAATGGGCGCGTCGGGGATGCCGAGACGCTCACGGCGAAAGATGTCGTCTGGCAGTGCGGCCAGCTCGCGTTCGACGTAGTCGGCGCCGATGCGGATGCCGAGCGACGGGTTGGCGACGGCCCACTGCTCGGGATCGTCGATCTTGGCGTCGTCGGTGACCGACCACTCGAGGTAGGCGAGCGAGTCGTCGCC